GCTCATATAAGAATTTGACAAGGGAAGCGAATCGTGGATGCCATTTACAGTTTTCAACCTGCTGGTACCACCTAAGGGAATCCATGTAACCATTCCACTCCCTGCTCAAATCCTCTATCATCTGGATTGTTTTAAACACCCTTAACCCAGACAAGGGCTCTTTTCCATAAACAAATTGACTCTGCTTCATGACGCTTTCAGCAGTCTCCAGCCCACCCGCCCGTTTGACAATCACATCAACCGAGTATTTACGGCTGTACTCATCTTGCTCATATAAGAATTTGACAAGGGAAGCGAATCGTGGATGCCATTTACAGTTTTCAACCTGCTGGTACCACCTAAGGGAATCCATGTAACCATTCCACTCCCTGCCCATAAAACGTTCATATGACATCATCCCGTTCAGGGCCCGCATACAGGGGCGGACATGCCTGCATAATCCATCTGGCCGGTAATCAACCAAATGTATATTTTGCAGGAACTTCAAACTTGACCGACTTACTCCTCCTTTATCGGCATTTACTGTCAAACCGATGGTGGCAGCGGCATCAATCACATTGTCCAGATTCCACACTCCGGTGAAAGAAACTACTCCATCGTCTCCCTGATAACAGGCATCCTTAATCCTATTACCAGTGAGTACAGAATAGTAAGTCCACCAAAGCTCTTGGACCAATGTGTCAATCAGGTTAGTGAAACCACTGCCTGAAGGTACACCGCCATCTCGACCTGTTACAATCCCATCGGGTGTCCATATGGGAATGTGAAGGAATCGATCCTGTATGAAGTTGATAATATAGTGACTTTCATGCACGAAAGCTCTTCGCACCATCTCAAATGCGATGTCAATAAATAGCCTCGGCACACTCGCGTCAAAGCTTGAGAAATCAACAGAAAGTATCTCATGCTGAGCGCGATCAAGTAGGCCAGTCATCACGTAGTCAACTTGGTCTAAGCTTACCCATGCTGCGTGCTGTGGCAAATGTAACAGCGCGTTCTGAAAAGGACGTTGAAAGGCTATCTCCAACAAAGTTATCCAATGTGGATATCCCCAAACAACTCTGTTCTTACTAGGAAGTCCAATTCCTTTAGGTTGCCCTCTCCAATACAACATGCATGGATCCTCAGACCATTCTCGTGATCGGAACCTATCCCTCATGGCACTCCTGGAACGTTCGAGAACGTCTGGAATCAGCTCCTCATCATTGGTGAAGAATGGAGCGCCCAGATTAGTGCCTTTGGGCATCACTTTTAACACAGACTCTAGACTCAATGGACGTAGGGAATGTAGTGGATGGTTCGAAGAGACCAGTTCTACCGCGCGACGGAGAGCAGCAGAATTAACTGATGGAACGTTTTGTGAGAAGTATACGTTCACACTCTCTCTCCGATCAGCATATGGCGCCATGATGGAGTAAGCACCAATCTTCTCAGCTTGTTCAACCTCAAACTGATCTATCCCCGAATAGCCGCTGTTAGTCACTCGGGGAAGCAACTCATTCCTGTATTTCTCCCTCCAGAGATCAGGAACACCATCAGGTATGATAGGAGTAACCAGATCAACTTCTCGTCCTGATGTTGTCGCGGCCAAAGAACTCGCTACGCGCATTCGAGCTGCAGTTGACAGCCCGGTGAAGTACTGCGCGCTAGGAAGTATCTTCATTACACTCTCCTCCTTTGATTCGCCGTACGTGCAAATCCACTGGATTGCTCAGACTTTAATGCCTTCCTTAATTCCTCGGAGAAAGTAGTTCCGCCTGGACGATATAACTTGTCCAACTTACTTTGATCACCTAAGATCGCACGGACTTCCCTTCTGAACGCCTCTCTGGCATGTGGTGACGCACGAACCTTTTCAAGATCGGGAATCACTTCCTCACCATAGTGTTTGGCAAACCCTGTGGGTAAACCATAACCCTCAGGTATACCGGGTCCCCTGATAGCGACCTTCTCCATGATATCGAAGTAAGGTACACCAAGGTTCTTCAGCACCTTAAATTCGGCGTCCGATAAACCGTCCACCATGTCTGGACTTGCGGCTAGGTACAGTGCTGAACCTACTGCTGCTAGAGCAGCATTTCGCGCAGCCTCGGGAATCTCAAGCATTGTTAATGCCCTCCTTTTACAATAGATTCTCCAGTGGAGTTACACGTTCGGTCACTTTGCAGTGTGACCAGAAGATTGACCATCCTCTGTATTCAGTTGTTCCGCCACCGACTTCGGTGAGGCGACTTTTCCATTGGCATCACTGATATCCACCGCCATTCCATCGAAATGGACGCGAATGACGCCTTTGCCTTGCAACATAGCGACAATGACTACCACACACATAGCAATCATTGCAATTGCTGGAATCGCCACAACCAAAATGGATGACAAATTCCCCAGCGGGATGTTCCACCTCCTCACTCTTCTAGAGTGAAACTGTGAAAACCTTCTTCTGACGAGAGTCAG